GAATCGCTTTAGATTTCGCAGAATGAATTAAAAATGATATTAAAATAAGCATGAAAATAGAAAAGATTGAATTTATCGCTTCACTTCCTCCAATAGCATCAGCAGTTCAGATATCGGGTTTAGGAGATGGAGCAATTTTAAAACTAGATATACCTGCAAGCGAGATGTATTCAGTAGTTCAACTTCAACTCTTAGCAGGTAAAACTTTTAAAGTATCTATAACTGAAATTAAGGATCCAAAACATGGCAGGTAAACCTAAGCCCACAGCTCTTAAAGCTTTTGAAGGTAATCGTGGGAAGAGACCTTTAAATAATAATGAACCTAAACCAAAAGTAGAATTACTGCAATGCCCTTATTGGTTAAAAAAAGATAGGCTTGCTTATAACGAATGGAAAAGAATTATACCGGAACTTTATCTTTTGGGATTATCAACAAACGTAGATAGAACTGCTCTTGAACTTTATTGCAGCCAGTATTCAATTTATAGGCAGGCAATGGAAATAATCAGGAAAGCAGGATTAACTACAAACAATATTAGAGATGGTTTTAAGGCTATACCTGAAGTCGCAATTGCAAGAGAAGCTGCAAAAACAATAAAAGCCTTATGTATTGAATTTGGTTTAACTCCCTCCAGTAGAAGCAGGATAAGTTTGCCAGGAGGGAATGATTTAGATAAAGAATTTGAAGATATGCTTGATTAAAAAATGTATGATGAACAAACTGCGCTTAGAGTCAAAAAATTTATTGAACGTCAAAAACATAGCATTGGTCAATATGCAGGTCAACCATTCATATTACAGGACTGGCAATGTAATGACATAATCAAGCCCCTGTACGGGACCTTAAATTCTGATGGCTTTAGGCAATATAGAATCTGTTTTGTTTTTGTAGCCAGGAAGAATGGTAAAACGACATTGGCAGCTCCGGTTGCTCTATACCATTTAGCAGCAGACCATGAAATGGGTGGACAGATTTATTCGGCTGCAACTGATAAGGATCAAGCTTCGTTAGTATTCGATGAAGCAGCTCATATGGTCCACCAGAATCCATCACTTGAACGCAAGTGTAAAGTTATAGATAGCAGGAAAAGAATTGTAAATTACAGGACCAATTCATTTTACAGGGCCATACCAGTAAACGCTCCGGCTTCTTGGGGTTACAATACAAGTTGTGTAATTTATGATGAAATCCATGCAGCTGCAAACAGGGAATTATTTGATATTTTGAGAACAAGTGGTGGTGCAAGAAGACAACCATTACTATTTATAATTACTACCGCAGGATACGACAGAAATTCAATTCTCTGGGAAATCTATGATTATGCTAAAAAAGTAAAAAATAAAGTAATTATAGATAAAACATTTTTACCAGTTATTTATGAATTAGATGAAGGGGATGATTGGGAAGATGAAAAAAATTGGTATAAAGCTAATCCAGCTTTAGGAACATTCAGATCCCTTGAAGAAATGCGTTCTCTTTATCATTACGCAAAAGAGAATCCTGGATTTATTAATACATTTAAAAGGATGTATCTCAATATATGGACTTCCCAAGAAACACGCTGGTTAGATATTTCAAAATGGGATGATTGTCCTCATGAACTTAATTTAAAGAGTCTAAAAGGCAAGGTTTGTTATGGTGGATTAGATCTATCCTCTACAACTGATCTTACCAGTTTTAGTTTAGTTTTTGAAGATTTCTCAGTAAGACCTTTTTTCTTTATCCCAAGAGAGAGGATGAAGGAAAAAATAAAGATAGACAGAGTTCCATACGATGTCTGGGAGGGAAAAGGGCTTTTAACTGTTACCAATGGTGAAGTTATAGACTATGGAGCAATTGAAAGGAAGATTGGCAAACTTGCACAAATCTACCAAATAAAACAAATTAATTATGACCGTTGGAATGCGGATATGCTGGTTCAGAGGCTCATATCAAAAGGTATGGTAAATATGGTTCCGATAGGTATGGGTTATCAAAGTATGAATGCCCCGACAAAATATCTTGAATCTTTAATACTTGAAAAAAAGTTAAATCATGGTGCAAATCCGATCCTTAGATGGAACTTCGATAATGTGATGATAATAACAGATCCAGCCGGGAATATTAAACCAGATAAAAGTAAAACAAAGCAAAGAATAGATGGGATTGTGGCCACGATAATGGCACTTGATGGTTTAATGAGAAATCAAAAAAAGCCATCAATTTATGAAACAGAAAAAGTAAAAGCTTTTTAGAGTGGAGTTTATATGAAACTACCAAAATTTTTAAGGTTCTTTGAAAAGAGAGATGATACATCGGATTTATTAAATCCTAAGCAGTGGCTTATAGATGCCTTGAGTAGATATAGGACAATAACCGGTGTTACCGTAAATGAAGATACGGCAATGAATTTCAGTGCCGTCTATGCTTGTGTAAGAATTATCTCTGAGACAATAGCAAGCTTACCATTGATGGTTTATAAGCGGCTTACACCAAGGGGGAAGGAAAGAGCAGTTGATCATCCATTGTATAAAGCTCTGCATTTAAAACCAAATAATGATATGACTTCTTTTACCTGGCGCGAAACGATGGTTAAAAATATGCTGCTTAATGGAACTGGCTATAATGTAATACTTGAAAATGTCTATAAAGGTGGTATAGGTATTTATCCTCTAATGTCAAACAGAATGAGGCCGGAACTTAAGGATAACCAGTATATATTCCATTACAGGTTTGCAGACAATATTGAAAGAATAATACCAAAAGAGGAACTTATTATAATTCCTGGTCTATCTGATAACGGAATAATCGGTAAATCAGTAATTACAACTGCAAAAGAGGCAATCGGTCTTGGACTTGCAATGGAAGAATTTAGTTCAAGATTTTTCTTAAATGGTTCGCACATGGGGGCAATCGCAACGCATCCAGGAGTTTTAACTAAGCAGGGGCACGAGAACCTTGAATCTTCTTTAAATGAGCAATATTCAGGGCTTGGCAATGCTTATAAATTAATGCTGCTTGAAGAAGGGATGACAGTAAATAAAGTTTCTGTCAATCCTGAAGATGCACAATTTTTTGAACTTAGAAAATTCCAACTGGAAGAAATAGCAAGGATTTTTAGAATACCATTACATTTATTACAGGATTTAACCAATGCTACCTTCTCGAATATAGAACATCAGTCAATTGACTTTGTTGTACATACTATAAGACCTTGGCTCGTAAGAATTGAGCAGGCATTAAACTGCCAGTTATTCCCTGATGAGCAATATTTTTGTGAATTCTTGGTTGATGGGCTACTTCGCGGTGATATTGCAACACGATTTACTGCCTATACAACAGCAATTCAGAATGGCATTTATAGCCAAAACGATGTTCTTGAAATGGAGAATAAAAATCCTTTCGATGGTGGAGACAAGCATTGGATTCAGCTTAATATGCAATCTATTGAAGATGTAGGAAAGCTTATTGATGGTTCAAGGGAAATTGTAATAAATGGTTCTGAAGTAAGGATAATACCAAAAGAAATAAAAGCAATTGAAAGTAATGACTTAAACCCAAAACTTGCCAAAAAGCTAGGTAAAGCTTATAAACCTTTATTTGTTAATGCTCTTATAAGGATCCTTAAACGTGAAAAAACTGATATTTTAAAAATTATAGATGATAAATTTACTAAAAATGACCTTGATAATTATTATGGCAAACATGGGGAATCTATAAATATTCAAATAAAACCTATCATTTATGCTTTTTCTGAAGCTTTATTTACTGAAATAGATGGTAAGGAAATAGATATAACTATTTTTGCCGACAGTTGCACACAGGATTTTATTGACAGATATATTGAGGATAATTTAAAAGAATTAAAGTCAGTTAAAATTAAAGACATTAAAAATAAATTGGATGAATGGCTTGAAAATAAGCCAGAAGATTTAAGTACCAAAGAGATCCCCAGAATTATAAAAGCATTTAACAAATATATCGAAACAATAGGTGTAGATGGAACTAAATAAAGTAAAACTAGTTTGTAAGCAAAGATTTGATTTTGAGGGTAAAACATATTTCCCGGGTGAGGTTACGAGTCAGATTGAACGCGTTGCTAAAAGGTGGGTATCAAGGGGACTTTGTGATTATCCGGACCCAAATGAAGTAATACATATCTCTTATGAGAAACATGAAAAAGTTTCGATAGTAATTTTAGTCAAAGATGCCCTTGAATATGTCAAAAAATGTATTGAAAGCCTATTAAAACATACGGATAATTTTGAACTTATTGTTGTTGATAATAATTCTAAAGCAGAAACAAAAAAATATCTAAAAGATATCAGTTGTGATGAATATACCTTAATTACAAACGATAAAAATAAAGGCATTTCTTACAGCTGGAATCAGGGGATAAAGATTGCAAAGTATGATTATATTTGTTTTTTGAATTCTGATTGCATTGTAACTGCTGATTGGCTTAAGAAATTAATGAGAGGATTTAAGTATGGCAGCAGTATAGGGATTGTCGGACCCTCAAGCAATGGAGGGCCTACTGTCAAGAGTCCGCAAATAGTTGGAGATATCATTGTTGAGAAAATAAATGAATATGCACGAGATCTCCCTGAAGATTTTTCAGAGGCTTCAGTAGTGGGGTTTTGTTTTTTAATTGCCAGAAAAGTATTTGATAAGATTGGGGTATTTGACTACAAGCGTTATGGCCTGGCTTGTCATGAGGATATAGATTTTTTGTATCGTGCATTAAAATCTGGATTTAAATCTTTGTGGTGCAAAAGTTCCTTTGTTTACCATTATGGTAATAGGACTATGTTGGAAATGGGTCTTAATGCACAAGGGATGCGAGATAGTACCTTAAAAATACTTAAGGAAAGGCAAAATGACCCTGATATTTATATAAATAATGATATTGAACCTGGGAATATAGAGATAATTTCAGACATCAAGGTTAAAATTGGCTTTGTAACATTGCAGCATATTGAAACTGACAGAGTCGCAAGCACTCGTTTAAGAGTTGAATGGCCGCTAGCATATATGCCTGGTTCATTTGAATCAGAAGAATATGAGGATTTAAAGAAATGTGATGCTGTTGTTTTTCAATCAAGGCATAATTACCCTGATTTGGAAATGGCCGTAAAGCTAAAGAATAATGGTGTTAAGTTAATATGGGATTTTACGGATCCTAGTTGGCTTAAAGAATATGACTCTTCTGCGATACATCCGATACTTTATAAAGTAGCAGAACTGGCGGATGTTGTAACATTTCCAACAGAAGAACTAGCCAGAACATACAAGGAGGCATTTCAGGGTACAAATACTGCAATAATTAAGGATAGGCTTGAACTTAGCCATTATGCAAAAATTAAAACTCATAAAGAACATAAGAATTATAAAATCTGTTGGCATGGCTCTTATGGAAATTTTTGTTCCTTGGATTTGGCAAGGAATGACCTTGAAAAGCTAGGTAAAGAATTTGATATAACGTTAATATGTGTTTATGACACTGGCAATAGACATAATATTCAGGTTAAACCTTTTAAAAATATTAAACTTGATATAAGGACCTGGACAAACCAGATTACCACAGATGCAATACTTGAATCTGACATAACGATAAATCCTAAATTTGACGGACATTGGAAGTCTTATAAGTCAAACAATAAGACAATTACCTCATGGATATGCGGAGTTCCCTGCATTGAGAGAAATTTCTATGATGAAATAAAAAAATATTTGCTTAGTGCTGATTTAAGAAATAAAGAAGCGAAAATAAAGAGGGCAATTGTCGAAAAAGAATATGATGTAAAACTTACGGCCAAAGAATGGATTTTCCTTGTAAATAAATTAATAACAAAATCTGAACCTGAAATAATATCTGAAAACAAAACCGAGCTAATAAAAACCAGGAGAAATATTGCAGTCTATACCTCAATATGTGGTGGATATGATGACCTGAAAGAAAATCAATACAAGACAGGGAAAGCTGATTATATAGCTTTTATTGATAGATCTATTATATCGGATGTCTGGAATATTAAAAAAGTATTTACCCAATTTATAGACCCATCGAGGCAGGCAAAAATTTATAAGATCTTACCATATTTGTATATGCCTGATTACGAGTATTCAATATGGATGGATGGCTCAGTAATATTAAAAACCGAACCGGCAGAATTAATTGAAAAATATCTAAATGATAATGATATTGCCCTATTCCAACACCACAAAAGGGATGATATTTACGAAGAATATCAAGCAGATGAAGGATATAGATTTGGTTCAAAACCATACCACAGACAAAATGAACCGGGTTATCTTTATAAAATGCAGATTGAAAGATATAAAAACGAAGGATTTCCACAGCATAGTGGATTATTTGAATGCACAATAATTTTGAGAAAGCATACGGAGCAAATTAAAAGGCTTTGCGAAATGTGGTGGAGTGAAATATCTAGCTATACTGTTTGTGATCAGCATTCTTTTATTTACTGTATCAAAAAACTTGGAATTAAAGTAAACACAATTCCAGGGAATATTTTTAGCGGTGAAATGTTTACAAGAGTGGAGCATGAGAGGAAATAATGAAAAAAGTATTACTTATAAATCCACCTTTTGCAAGGCTTGTAGGACTTGAACAGGATTATATACCGTTATCGTTATTACATATTTCAAAACTATTAAAGGATCAGGGATTTGAGCCGTATATAAAGAACCTAAACATAGCAGGTGGGTTGCACTATGTTGATTACTTAGAACGAAATAAAAAATATGGTAATTTGATGGCTTTATATAATAGCCAAAGACCTATTTATTACAGGGAAATAGATATTGCTATTGAAAATTCTAACCCTGATATTATTGGTTTTATTGTACTGACACCGCAGATAAAAATAGTCAATGATTTAATGGCTTATATCTACAACCAGTATAGTTTACCTATATTTTGTGGTGGGGCAGGAGCTACATTAAATCATAATAAAATTGGCTGCCATATAATATTTACAGGTGGCATTAATGATTTATCCGTATTGAATGAAATAGATGATTATAACAATGCCACTATTATTGAAACTCCTTACACGCTTGATAATTATGATGGTAATTTAAACTTCGCTAACATATTGGACAGATACAGCCCTGACGGTTACGGCCATGTATTCTCGTCAGTAGGTTGCTATGGCAATTGTCGTTTTTGTGCATCACCGGCTATCTGGAAGCGTAAGGTATATTTTAAACCGATGGAGTCGTTCATAAGGGAACTAAATTTGATTGCTGCAAAATATAATCCAGATAAATTTATGATTTGGGATGAGAATTTTACAGCAAATACACAAAGGTTAAAAACATTTTGTGGGTTATATAAAGTCGATATTTCCTGGGCTTGCGATAGCAGAATTGACACTTTAAATGAAAATAAAATTGAGTTAATGAAACAGCATGGTTGCATCCAGATCGCGGTTGGTGCCGAAAGTGGATGCCAGAGAGTATTAGATTATTTAAATAAAGGTATTGATAAGGAAAAAATAAAATCAACAATAGATTTATTTAATCAATACGGGCTTAAAAGTAAGGTTTATATGATCATGGGCTTTCCTGAAGAGACCTATGAGGATATGATGGAAAGCGTTGAATTTATTAAATCATGCAATCCAACTTCCATAGTTTTGAGTTTATTTACACCATATTTAAATACTTCCCTATATGATGAATGCAAAATAAAAGGGTTAATAGATGATGACTACGATGAGAGCAATTATTCTCACCAATCGGGTAATTTTATGAAAATAATACACCCGGATATTGATGTATCAGAGATTATTAAAACAATAGATGAATATAACTCAGGAGCTTTAATTAATGCTTAAAATATTTTATGGTGGTGTAATGCCAGAACCAGTAAAAAGATATGGTTATTATCCATTGAATAATGCAAAAATATTGGAAGTGATAGGATCTGAGTTATTAACAGGAACAGGCAGTGCCCTAAATGAAAATGATTTTTTAGCTGATTTTATGAAAGATTTAAGCCCAGTTCCTATTGATGTAATAGAGATCGGAACTTTTTTAGGAGTAGGCTCAGCACTTTTGGCAAGCTATTGTAGAAGGACTGTTTTTACTTTTGATATATGGTACCGAAACTCACATCCTTTATGGAAAGAACTGGAAGTTGATGATAGAATAAACTGCTTTGCAGGAGATCAGAATTTTATAGACGATGTCATAAAGGATTTGCAAAATAGTCCTGTGCTAAATTTTAGTTTTGCTTTCATTGACGGAATGCACAAATATGAAAATGTAAAACATGATTTCGAGCTGGTCAAGTTTTGTAAGAGAGTGCTATTCCATGATGCAAATATCCCCGAAATAGGAAATTTCATAGTAAATGAAATTGGCGGTAAATTCATCAGTGAAGATAAAATATTTGGTTACTGGGAGCAACATTGAAATATACATACGGTTATTTTTTTACAGATATAACACATAATTGCAATCTGCGTTGTAAATTTTGCAGCAATAACTGGAGCAAAATAAAAGGCAATGTAAATATGACTAAAGATACATTGCAAAAGTTAATTGAAGTAATGCCTCTTGCCAGTGATGAGCGGTTTTATCTCTCATGTGCATATGAGCCGACGATACACCCTGATTTTGTAGAACTTTTAGAGGGTATACCAAAAGAATTAAAAAGTAAGGCAATGATTACGACTAACCTTACAAATAGGTTATCAATTGAACAATTAGAAAAATTAAGCAATATAAATTTGAATACAATTCAAATATCTGTTGAAACTTTTAATCCGGAAATGTATGAAGATTTTAGGGCAGGAGCAAAGTACGAGATATTTATAGAAAATTTGGAGAATTTAGCCAGGATATTTAAACAGAATCTCAATGCGCCATACATCAGGTTTATTTCAATGGTATTTAAACAAAATATAGATCAACTGGAATCACTGATGAGAACTTGTAATGAAAAATACTTATCAACATTAAATGAATTCAGGACACCTTTTGAAGAAAGCCTTGCTTATAATAATCCCGAATGGCTAGAAAAATCGCTTATTACAGAGCAGGAATGGGACGATATGGCGGCAAATCTGTCTAAATTGCCTTATAGGATTAAATTATTTAATCCATCAAAAGAGATAATATTGTTTAGCCACATTGATAATCAGATAATTTATAATCCGGAGGAGGATTCAACCAATATTAATTTCTTTATTGGCTCTGACGGGACTGTTTTTTCTCCGGATAAAGGATCTTCGTTTTTACCTGAAGAGTTTAAGCAGGATTTTAACATTAATGATATTGGGGATCCATATAATTATTTTAAAAACATATTACATAAAGAACAGGCAATAGAATAATATAAATTTAAAAATTAAATATTAAATTTGGCACTCGAAAGAGTGCCATTTTATTTGGAGGTAAAAAATGGGTAAAGAAATTAGGAAATATGAAAAAAGATGTTATCCGGCAGAGGTTAGAGTTATTGAAGATAATCCGAAAGAACCAAAATTTGATGGGTATTCTGCTGTGTTCGATCAATTAATTAATCTTGGTGATTTCATGGAAAAGGTAGCTCCGGGAGCATTTGCACAAACAATTATTGAGGATGATATCCGGGCACTATTTAATCACGAATCAAATTTTGTTGTTGGTAGAAATACCAATGGAACGCTCACATTATCTGAAGATGAGCACGGCCTAAGGGCAATAAATATTCTTGAAGATACCTATATAGATGATTATTTAATCAAAAAAATCAAGCGCGGAGATATAAGTGGTATGTCGTTTGGTTTTGTAGTCCCGGAGGGTGGAGAAGAATGGGATATGAGCGATCCTTCCATGCCAATAAGGACATTGGTAAGAGTTATTCTATGGGATATTTCACCAGTAACTTATCCGGCATATCCGCAAACAGAAGTTGGGATAAGAAGTTCAAAAAATGTATATGAAGATTTTTTATCTAAGCGTATGCAAGAGCAAAAGCTTAATGAAAACAGTGCTAAGTATCAGGAGAGAAAGGCACAAATTAGAAAAATAAAACTAGATTTAATCAAAGGAGAATTAAAATGAATGAGTTACAAAAGAGATTGCTTGAAATCTCCAAGGAGATGGGAGAAATCGAAGCAAAGGGAACTACTATAACAGCAGAAGAAGAAGCTCGGTTTGATCAGTTAATTGTGGAGTTTAAAGAACTCAAAGAAAAGGCTGAAAAGGAAGCTGCAAGGAAAAATGCCCATGAAGATTTAAAGAGATCCCTTACAACTCCGATAAACGAGCCAACAAAACCTCCGATTGAACCAACTGCCAGTGGATTTAGGAATTTTGGGGAATTTGTCCAGTCCGTAAGATTTAATCCCTATGATGAAAGACTGGTAAAAAGAGAACCAGTAAAGATAGAAGGCAGGGAACTTTCGGTTGGGACTCCGGCTGCAGGTGGATATCTTGTGCCAACTTTATATATAACTGACATAAAGATGGTTGATCCAAAATCAACAATTGTAAGACCAAGGGCAACAGTTATACCGGCAGGAGATATGCCAGATCAATCTATTTCTATGGTCACTCTTGATCAGACTGCATCAGATGGTACAGGACTTTTTGGTGGAGTGCAATTTGAATGGATTGCTGAAGGTGAAGAAAAACCTGAGCAGAATACAACATTAAAAGAAGTTACTTTATCACCTTATGAAATTGCAGGCCATATTGTAACAAGCGATAAACTTTTGAGAAACGCTCCAGCTATTGAGGCATTGGTTACAAGATTGTTTAGAGCTAGCATAAACCAGGTTGAAGATTATGCCTTCTTAAGAGGTGCTGGTACAACTCAACCTACAGGTATTATAGGTCATGCTGCAACAATTGATGTAAACAGGTCTACAGCCAGCAAAGTAAAATATGCTGATATTGTAAGCATGTTTTCAAAGATTCTCTGGGGCGGCAATTTCATTTGGATAGGTTCACCGACAATACTTCCTGAACTTATGACAATGAAAGACTTTGAGTCAGCTGACAGTGATGCACCTAATCTGGTATGGCAACCTGATGCAAGAGCTGGTAATCCAGGGACACTACTTGGACTTCCTGTATTCATGAATGCAAATCAGCCCGTACTTGGAAATAAGGGAGATTTGGTACTTGCAGACTTCTCTTATTACTTAATCAAGGATGGTTATGGAATAGCAATTGATGCAAGCACACATGTTTACTTTAAAACAAATAAAACTGTTATTAAAGCATTCTGGAATGTTGATGGTAAACCGTGGTTGACTGCGCCTATAACCTTAGAAGATGGAGTAAGCGAAGTAAGCCCATTTGTAGAACTTGATGAGCCAAGTGTAAGCAGCTAATTTATAAATTAATAAATAAAATTATTAAATATTAGCAAGTAGGGGAGTAGATAATATTAACTACTCCCCTAAAGAATAGGTGATTATATGAAATTTTATGTAAAAAATGATTTTTATCTCATCGTTAATAAAGTCAGAATTAAAAAAACCAAAGGGGAAATAATAGATGTTGCTCCTGATCGAATTGGAGAATTTGAAAAAATGAATATCATTGGTGAACCTGTTAAGGAAGTTGAAATTGAAACTGCGATAGTTAAACCAGCAGAGAATGAAATGATTAAAACTGTAGTAAAAAAAACAGATCCAGTTAAAAAATTGCAAGCTGATGTTATAGAAAGAAAAGTAAAAGAAGTTAAAAAACCTAACAAAAAGGGTAAGAAATAAATTTTAAATTAGATTAATAGTTCAATAAAACTAATTATCAATAGAGCCTTTTGGCTCTTATTTAGGAGGATAAAAATGAATGAAAAATCAAGGACAAAAGAAAATGTAATTGCAATAGTTCGCAATGAGGCCGGTGAAATAAAAAGCATAGCAAAAGCTAAAAACATTGTAACCAACGCAGGTGATTTATTCTATGCTGAAATGGGTTGTGGGGCATCACCAACTAATGCGTTTGCAAATTGTTTTCTTGGCACAGGGGCAGGTGCAGAGGATAAAGCTGATGATTTTGGGGATTTAACCTTAATTGCTTCTACTGAAAAAGCTCCAACAGCTACATATCCAATGGTCAATGACCAGGATGCAGATAACACAGGTGCAGCAGCTGATAGTATAACCTATAAATATGAATGGACAGGTGCAGATTTTAACGCAGCATCAATAGTTTGCGGAGTTATAGCCGTAGCAAGTGCAACCGGAACTGACCCAGTTTTGACAAGGTTTAAATTTACATCAGCTTTTGAAAAGACAGCAACCGATACATTGACCTTGTATGTAAATCATAATTTCTTAGGTGTTTAATAAAGGAGTTTAAATGGCTGATACTAAAGTTAAAAATATTAAACTTCCAGAAGAATGGTGGCTCGATGATGAACGTAAAGAGCTAATTTATTCTTTATTGGTAGGAGTACGTTAAGTGTCTACACTCTATGAAAAGTATAATACTGGCGATGATTCCTCTAAAGGTTTTTATGGTGCATTATGGAAATGTCAAACCTTTACTCCATCAGTAACACATACCGTAACATCAGTTAAACTCTATATGGCTCGTAGGAATACTGATTCCGAAGGAACAATAACAGTCAGTATTAGGGCAACTTCTGCTGGCAACCCAACTGGTGCTGACCTGTGTAGTGGGACTTATGATGGTGCTACACTGCCAGTCCAGACAGCTTGGGCATGGATAACTTTTGATTTAGGCGCTGGAACGTTGCTTACTGCTGATACTATGTACGCTATAGTTTGGCGATGTCCGACAACGGGCTCAACTGAGTATATGATAGCAAGAGGCGATGGCTCGTCTCCCGCTTATGCTGGAGGTACTTATGGAGCCTCATCAAATAGTGGTTCAACCTGGGCAACAGAAGCTTTTGACGCTTTGTTTGAAGAATGGGGAGATGCAGCGGGTGGTGCAATTACCAAAATTTTAAATGAAGTATTAGATATTGGTGAAAATAAGAATAAAAGGAGAACATTATTAAGGCTTAAAAATGAAATTGTAAATATAAAAGGTAGTAGCGAGTGGACTGGTTTAGGATTTGTCACTGCTTCTCAAGCAAACACAGCGACATTTGACAGCATGGTAGCCAATATGCTGGCTAATGGATTTATAAACTTAAGAATTGATATACCTGATTATCAAAACACTTCATTGATGGCTCAATCAAAAGCAGCAGTTATCAGGTCTATTGCACAGGGGGCAAGAGTTACTTGGGGAGTATCTTCAAATAGATGGAATGACCCCACCAATACAATTACATCTACTACTTTGGCAGATTTTGAAACAGCTATTTTATCTGCTGCACAATGGGCACAAGATAACGAAGTATTTGAATTTCAGATAGGTAATGAAGAAGAATACCATGTTAGATATGATATAGTCGCAGGAGGATTAGTTCGGTTAAATAACGTAGTTACCGTTACAACTCCCGTTGCACATAATTATGATGGAAGTCATCAGGTTACAATTTATTGTGATGATAAACCAAGTTTTGATGGAACATTTGATATTACGGTTACAGGTTCTACTACATTTACCTATGCTGATGTTGGAGATAATGAACAAAATGCTGGCGGTGCATTATGTTGGGATTTAACAGGACCAGAAATAGTAGCGTTTGTTAAGTCTGTTGCTACAGATGCACAGGCAATATTTACAAGAGGAAATATTAGTTATTCTTGTTCTTATAACCATATAGCTGATTGGATTACAGCAGGTAGGGGAGATTTAGACCTACTAGGAATGAATGTCTATAGAGCATGGGGTACGGGAAACAATCTTAATGATTGGGAAGGCAAGATAGATGACTTTACTGCTGCTTTTGGTAATGCTGGATATATAACAGAATTTAGCCTTAATACTCAAGGACTTCAATATTATTCGGCAGACGAAGAAGTACAGGCAGCGGCAGTAACTGAAATGATTGACTACTTTGAGGCTTCTGGAATTAAAAGGGCAATATTTTTTAAGTATGAGAGTGCCGATTTTGGGGCTTGGAACTGGAATGATACTTATAAAGAATTATGGTATTCATTGCTTGACGGTCAAGAATTGTTTCTTGAAGGTCAGGAAACGGTTTACTCATTAAGTGCATTTATAATCAAGATAATCAACGAAGTTATTAACCTAGTAGAAGCTAAAATTAAGGCAAGGATAAGGTTAAGGGTACAAAGTGAAGTTGTAAACATTGTAGAAACAAAACCATATACCAGAGGCAGATTTAAAACGGTAAGCGAAGTATTAAATCTATCCGAATTTGCCAATTATACTAGGTCAAGAATTAGGGTAGTAAGCGAAGTCCTAAACATTGCTGAGGTAAAAAATTGGCTAAGAAGCAGGATAAAAACAATTTCCGAAGTATTAAACCTGCCTGAGGCAAAAAACTATACACGCTCAAGACTTAAAATAATTAGCGAAACTATAAATATTGGTGAGTTATTTAATAAGCTTAAATCTATTTTTAGAAGTATCAACGAAACAGTAAACTTATCTGAATTAAAAAATTGGTTCAGGGCTAGACTTGTTATAATTAGTGAAACTCTTAACATAACCGAATCATTTAATTGGTTAAGATCAAGAGTCAAAGTTATAGTAGAAGTTATAAACACTTCTGAACTGTTTAATTTTACAAGAGGTAGATTCAAGGTCATAGATGAAGTTGTAAACACTGTTGAGAATACCGTTAATAAGGTTACCTCAATTATCGTAAATTTAATAAAGGTTATAAGCGAGGTAGTTAGAACTAGCGAAACCATTATAAAGACAAGGCAATTATTCAGGGTAGTTAGTGAGGTTTTAAATATCAGTGAGTTGCTGGCTAGAACAAGAATTAGACTAAAAGTAATTAATGAAGTCATTAACATATCAGAAGCCAAGAACTATCTCAGGAATATATTAAGAATAATCGGTGAGGCGGTTAATCTTGGCGAAGTAAAGCATTATGTTAGGAATAGACTAAAGATAATTAACGAGGTTATAAACCTTAGTGAAATCAAAGGCTATGCCAGGGGCAGGTTAAAAGTAATATCGGAAGTATTAAATATACCTGAAGCAAGCAATAAATTAAGAAGTCTGTTAAGAGTTATTAGTGATGCAGTTAATGTAAGTGAACTTAAAAACTGGTTAAGGTCAAGAGTAAAGATAGTTAATGAAACCGTAAGTATTGTTGAGAACATAGTCAGTAAAATTGTAACCGGACTGGTTGCAATAATTAAGGTTATAACCGAAGCAGTTAATGTAAGTGAGGCATTTAGTAAGTTAAGAAGTTTAGCCAGGGCAGTAAATGAAACCTTGCGACTAGACGAACTAACTGCAAAGAGTCGAGCTTATTTAAGGATAATAAACGATACTGTCAGGGTAGTAGAAATAAAAGTAAAAGCTTCTCATTTTATCAGGGTAATAAGCGAAGTTATAAATACCCATGAGCAACTTATCAAGTTTGTCGATTTTATAAAATATATATTCATGGCAATTAAAAGAATAACAGATTTTATAGTCTTGCGAAGAAATAGTGATATTACACAGAATATTAAAAATATAAATTTTAAGGTTATAAGAACAATGATTTTTAAGGTGAAAGCAGATGTTTAATTTTACAAAGCAATCAAGTGAAAGATATCTGATTACATTGGATTTTACCGATGTACTAGCTACAGCAGAGACTATAGCGGTTAAATCAGTTATTGCTTATTTAGGCATTGAAAATAAAACAACAGATGTTATAACTTCATCAACAATTGTCGGTAAGACAATAGTTATAGGAGTCCACGCTGGTACAAATAGAAATGCTTATAAAATAACTACAATAATTACAACATCATTGGCAAATGTTTTTGAAGAAGATATTTTAATGGAAGTAGAGGATATATAAAATGAATCTAAAAAATATAACTCAACCAATAGTAGAACCTATTTTACTTACTGAAGCAAAATTACATTTAAGAGTAACATCTGATGTCGATAATACTTTAATCGCAAATTTAATTAAAACAGCACGTCAACATGCTGAAAACTTTACAGGGAGAGTACTGGCTTCTGCAACTTTTGAGCTTATTATGGACATCTTTCCGAGTGATAAAATCAAGTTGCCTATGCCACCGGTTAAATCTGTTACGTCAATTAAATATACTGATAGTGATGGGCTTGAAGTTGAATGGGATGATGAAAATTATATTTTCTACAACAGTGAGCCAGCAATTATAGTCCCGGCTTATGGAATTAGTTGGCCATCATTTACGCCTTTCCCGGTCGGAGCAGTTAAAATAAGATATATAGCAGGTTATGAAGCCAGTTTAACTGATGCAAGTTTGATAATTCCTGAACCTATAAGACAGGCAATTTTATTATTAATCGGTCATTTATACGAGCATAGGGAAGAAGTCAGTGAAGAAGTTCTTAAAAATATCCCTATGGGAATACAATCTTTACTCTATCCTTATAAGATCTGGAGCTTTTAAATGCAGGCAGGTAAATTAAGAAATTATGTAACTATTCAGAAATCGACAGAAACACAAGATGCTAACCTTGAATTAGTTTTAGCATGGGCAACCTTTGCCAATGTTTGGGCCTCAATTGAGCCTTTGATTGGTAGGGAATTTTGGAGTGCAAGGCAAACCGTCAGTGAAGTTACCGGAAAAATAAGAACCAGATATATTGATGGAATTATTCCTAAAATGCAAGTTATCGATGGTATAAAAACTTATGAAATTGAAGCAGTAATTGATTTTGAAAACAGACATGAAGAGCTTATTTTACTGGTCAAGGAGAATCCATAATGCCTTTTAACGTTAAAATTGATGGGCTTGAAAACCTTCAAAAGGCCCTAGAAGGCAAGCAAAAAGAAGTTGAAGAAGTATTCATGAGGGACCTGAACGAAGGAGCAGATACCATAATTGTAAGTGCAAAAGGTAGGGTCCATAACATATCGGGACATCTCTCAGCATCAATCAATAAAAATGAGGTAAGAGAAAAAGATGGTAGAATGGATATATATGTGGGCATAGAAAAAAATGAATGGTTTTCAAAAGAAGATAAATATTATCCGCGCTTCGTTGAAAAAGGAACATCGAAGATGAAGGCCAGGCCATACTTGAGACCGGCACTAAATGAAAACAAAGCACAGATACAAAGTAAAATAGAAGAAGATCTAAAAGAGGTAATAGGTACTGATGGAGGCAATATCCAATGACAATAGAACAGGCAATAAAAATATTTTTGCTCACAAAAACCACAATTACAGATTTAGTGGGCCAGAGGATAGAATATGGCAAGCTTCCCCAGGGTCCGACTTACCCATACCTTACATTTTTTAGGATCAACAATAACAATGCCCATGACATAGACGTAACCAGTGTTTATTTTCAGTTTGACAGCTGGGCCATGACCTATATCGGGGTAGTGGAGCTTGCTGATGAGGTAAGAAAGGCACTGCAGAGAGAAAAATCGGTGTTGAGCGGTATTAATGTTATACAAGGAGTATATCAAAATGAAGATTATAACTATGAACCTGATACAAAACTGCATCATGTAGCATCAGATTTTAAAATTATCTATCGGGAAATATAAACCGGTAATTTAAAATATATCAAAAATGAGGGCATCCGTTAGGGTGCCTTTTATATTTAAGGAGAGAAAAATGAATCAAACAACCGTACAACAGTCAAGCAAGATAAATTTCGGATCAGGAAAGTTTGAAATTTCAGCTGACGGAATATCCTGGACAGACCTTGGAGCAATGAGAGGTATAGTATTTGCTGAAATATGGGACAAAGTTACCGTAATGTCAGACAACGCAGGGGTTATCAAAGAATTCATTAAAAACCATTTTGCAACTTTATCAGGTAATCTAATGGAACTTGACCTCGGAAATCTTAATGTAATCAGAGGTGGAATTGATACCTACGCTGCAGTAGCTGGAGTATCTGAGTCATTAAAATCAGGCGGACTCACCGAACTCACAGCTATTCAGGTAAAAGTAACCAATGAGAATGAAGATGGGGAACAGTTCAGGATTACAATTTACAAGGCAACAAATAATAAAGGTATTGAACTTAGCTTCCAGCCTGATGATGCTGATGACCCAAACATGATAAGTATTGAAATTAAGGGATCATGTGATACTGATTTGACAGCTGGAGAGCAATTGTTCGAAATCTACAATGAGCAAGGAGAGTCTGTAAGTTCATAATGGATATTATAAAGGACTTCGACAAAATAATACCAGATAAACGCATTGCCGTCCTTGTTGGAAAAGAATTTGATGTGTCTCTTATTTCTACTCGTATGGCATTAAAGCAAGTCATTTTCCGTGATAACGCTCTAAGAATGAATGGTGAACAAGCCTTCAGGAAAGCAGTTGAAATTGTTGCTGAGATCTGCGGACAACCAAAAAACAACGCTAGTGGTATTTTATCTAAATTTCTTAATTTATTTAAGCCTAAAATTACAGCTAAATGGTTGTTTGACAATACTAACTATGAGCAATTAACTGCATTCATGGATTTTGTTTTAGAGCCATTGATTGAAAAGGCTGAATCAAAGGACGAAAAAAAAAAGTAAGTCAAAGCAATCAAGGGAAATAGAATTAGGGAAGATATTTGTCCAGGTAATAAGTATAACTGGCTGGACACTTAATTATATCCTTGATGAAACTTCCCTTGACTTGCTTATGATGGTCCATAAATATGGTGTGGAATTTGAAGAGACAAAATCAATCATACTTTTAAACAAAATTATTGAAGTTATAACCGGCAAAAAATCAAAGAAATTAGATAAAGATATACCGGAAACACCTGATATAAAAAAATTCAAATTAAGATATGGGAGCATAATTAAGACTCCCAAAGATAGGAAAGAAAATTAATGTCAGTATTAGGATCTCTTGTTGTCCGCATAGTTGGTGACAATTCACAATTTAATAAAACTATAGCTCAAACTCAAAAACAGTTAAATGCTTCTACAAAGGGCTTACAAACTGTTGCTAAAAGCATGACCACGGTTGGTGACTCTATGGTAAAGGGGATTACTGTTCCTATCCTTGCCGTTGGTGCAGGACTTTTAAAGCTTGGCAGTGATTTTGATGATGCTTACGATAAAATTAGAATTGATACAGGTGCAACTGGTGATGCTCTCATAGGGCTACAGAATGATTTTAGGGCAGTTGCTAAAGTAGCACCGTCAAGTTTTAATGATATAAGCACAGCTGTATCTGGATATAATAAAACACTTGGACTGGCCGGTGAAGCTAATCAAAAATTATCTACCCAAGTATTAAACCTTTCAAGACTTACAAAAACCGATTTAAATGCAAACGTAGAAAATTCCTCTAAGTTATTTAATAACTGGAAAATATCTACCGAAAATCAGGGTGCAGCTCTTGATTTGATGTTTAGAGCAAGCCAGAAAGCTAAAATAAGTGTAACAGATTTAATGGCAGAAGTTAGCAGTTCCGGCCCGATTCTTAGGACTATGGGTTATGATTTTGAAACTTCTACTGCATTAATTGCCGGATTCCAAAAAGCTGGAATAGAGGTACAATCAACTGTTGCGGCCATGAAAATAGCTTTGAAGACTATGGCAAAAGAAGGATTTACTGACCCACAGGAAGTTCTTAAAACCTATATTGATAGAATTAAAAATGCTAAGACAGATATTGAAGCTGTTGGAATTGCTGCCGAATTATTTGGTGCTCGTGGTGGTGCAGCAATGGCTGCCGCGATTCGTGAGGGCAGATTAAATCTTGATGACTTGGTTGCAAGTTTAAAAACTGGTACAGAAACAATTAATAATGCAGCCAAAGCAACTGATGACTGGAAAGAAAAATTAATACTTCTTAAAAACAATTTAGGTATAGCCTTAGAGCCACTGGCAACAAAAGTATTTGACTCAATTACAAGAGGAGTTGAAAAAGTAACTCCTAAAATAGAAGAATTGGCTAAATGGTTTGGTGAATTAAGTCCAGCAATGCAGGATAATCTTATAAAGTATGGATTAATTGCTGCCGCATTACCCTTAGTTGTATCAGGTCTCGGCAGGGCAGTAACTGGAGCAATACAGCTAAGAAATGCTTTATTGTTATTAAATACAGCAGTTACGGGTAATGTTTTATTTAAAGCTGCGGGTCTTACATCGGGAGCATTGGCTTCTGCTGTTGTACTTATAGGTTCGGCTGCTAATAGATTAGGAAATCTAACAAAAGCTTTTGCATTAAATGAAGTAGCTGCAATGTCTTGGAACGATAGAATTTTGGAAATAGTGAATGTTGCCCTACTTGGAATACCTGAAATTTTAAACGCTTTAACCAGGGTTATTGGACTTCCTGCTAAAGAATTTGAATTTGGTTATGGGGCTATGATAAAAGCAATCTTTGAGGGTAAACCTGTCGTTGAGGCTGCAACGGTAAGTATAGAGGATCAGGCCAAAGCCTATAATGATGCATTGTCTGGAATAACAGCTTATAAGACAGTACAACACGAGGGTATAGAATTAACAACCGAGCAGAAAATTGCTTATCAGGACAATAAAACCGCCATAGAATCTCTTATGGCTCAATATCCTGAACTTACAAGAGAGGAAGCTGAAGCACAATTAGCTACTGAAGAAAATACTGGAGCTATAGACGAACAAGTACAATCCCTAAATGATTTAATTTCTGCATTATGGAAGATTTATAATATCAACCAATCCGTAACCGAAGCTACATGGGATTTTAACGATGCTGTTGCAGAAGCTGAAAAGGTAATGAAAGACAGCACATCAACAGATAGGGAAAAACAGGCGGCAATATTTTCAGTTCAAGACTCACTCGAAAACTTACAATCAAAAATTGCCGAAGGGATAGAGCTTGATGATTTAACAATTGAGCAACAGGGAAAACTTCAAGAGTCATTTCTTGAAACAGGGGCTAAAGCTGTTGAAATGGCATTAATGAGCAAGCAAGAGTTCCAAGATATGGCTGATAAATTAGGCATTAACCAGAAATTCATAACTGATAAACTTTTAGGACTTGATAATAGTTTAGATACATCAGCTGGTAAGGTTAAGGGCTTAAGAGATTATTTAGATAGCCTGGAAAGTAAGAATATTACTGTAAATACTTTCTTAAATACTTATCATCATGATTATTTTGAAGAATCAACACATAAGGCTGGAGTAGTAAGTAAAGCGGGAGGTGGAATTGTAGACCATATTCTTTCAGCTTCCGCCGGTATTAAACTTCCCAAATTTGACAATGGCGGTGTACTTGCAATGTTACACCCTCCTGAGATTGTGTTAAACGCAAAAGAGGCAATGCAACTGGTATGGAATATGGCAACAAGACCAATAGATACAAATAATAAAAATGCAGGTATAAATAATACCTATAATATTACATCACCAAAACCATTATCAGAATCTGAAATTAAAAGACAAATAGATTTATATTCAAGGGAACTTGGTTATAGAACGGGGTTGATTTAATGTTAATATCTTTTACAAATGCAGATGGTGAAACATTCGATATTCAAGACAAATATATGCTTCAGTCTACATGGGATATGGGAAATGCACCCGTAGACCATCAGAGCTCAAAAGCACCTTACCAGGATGGAGAAACCTATATAGACACAATTTTTGAGTCAGGCAATCCAGTATTGGAATTTGCTATAACAGGTGGTAACAGACAGGAAGTTTTCGATAGACGTTTAATTGTTTTAAGGCATTTCAATCCAAAATTGGGTATTGGAACTTTAAAGTGGGTACAAGATGATGGTATTACAACTTATCAATTGGATTGTATACCGTTACAACCGATATTTCCTTCTGGTGATGGACGAAGCAATAATCATCAGATGGTTATAATCCAGTTCTTTGCGCCTAATCCATTTTGGTATGATCCGACACAGGTTGAACAAATCATGATAGGTTTTTCCGGTGGATTTAGCTTTCCTTTTAGTTTTCCGTTTAACCTCGGAGCTGTTGGAAGCGAGATAGAAGTAATAAATTCTGGCAATATTGATACACCTGTAATGATATATTTTTACGGTGAAGTTGTTGATCCTATTATTCAAAATCTTACAACCGATGAAGAAATAATTATTACAAAGACCGTAAATGACGGTGATATTTTAATTGTAAATACTGCCTTTGGACAAAAGGCTGCAATGATACTATCAGGAGGAGTTTATACCAATGCCTTTGAGTACGTTGATCCGGATAGCATATTCTGGAAGTTATCACCTGGTATAAACACGATTAAATATACAGTAACTTCTGAAGGTGCAAATGCTCAGGCAAGAATTTATTACTATAATTTATATTCTGGTGTTTAGTGGAGTTTAAGTGAAAAAATTATGTTTAATTTTAATCATAATATTATTAAGTTTTACTGTTTTAACGGGTTGTTTAGGAGAGTATATGGCTTCAGGGTCTTTATCAATAAATAGAAGAAGTACGGATTATATAGTAGTTAATTACTCATTTTCGGGAGTGCTATCTTATGGATGTAATCTAAATGGAAGAAATTTAGGTTCGGGGTCGGGTTCTGGGACACAGGCATTTGACGGTTTATCTCCAGGGACAGCTTATACTTTTACGCTTGGATTAAATTATTTGGGCTCTGGTGGGGCTACAATCTTAGCACAGGAAACTTTTTATACTGAATCCGCAACTGTTCCGCCGCCGCCTCCGCCGCCTCCGCCTCCGCCGCCTCCGCCTCCGCCGCCAACAACTTCAGGTACTTTAAGTGCGGCAGCTGTAAGCCCTACTGCAGTTGATTTGAATTATACCTATAGCAATGGGTCAAGTGTATCACTTTTTAGGGACAGCGATTTAGTCATAACTTTCGGCTCTGGTTCAAATTCTGGAGTTTATAACGATACAGGACTTGCGCCTGATACGGTATTTCTTTATACCTTGCGAAACGGCGCAACTATCGGCTCAACATTACTAGCCTCTGCAACTGTTGGAACTCCGGCATTACCAGCCGAGGGAACTTTAAATAAACAGGTTATAGATTCTGCTACTATTGATTTGATTTATACATTTAATTATGGAACGGAAGTATCCTTATTTAGGGACAGCGATAAAGTTACTACTTTTGGTTCTGGTTCTGGTGGTGGAACTTATAGGGATGGCAACCTGACTACCGATACAAGTTATACCTACACTTTAAGAAATGGTTCAACAATTACCGATTCACTCCTTGCAACGGTAACAGCTAAAACAGCAAAAGAAGCCAGGCAGACAATTATTGAGCAGGGAAGAATTTTACCACTGTCAAGTTTAATTACAATATTTGATAGTACGTTGACACGTCTTGGAGTTCTTGAAGACTATGAATACCTGTCGTGGACTTTTAGATATAGAAAAGTAGGCAGTTTTAAGCTGGAGATTAACAGATATAAATCCAATACAGAATATCTTGTTAAGGGAAATGTGCTGGCAATTTATGTAGCTGGATATTACAGGGCAGCAGTAATTGAATCAATAGAAATCGGACTTACAGATAAAGGAAAATTATCTGAAAACTATACCATTATGGGACGAAGTCTTGGGGGACTCTTAGCTGAACGTATTGCCTTAAATGGCACTGCTTCAGGGACTGGTTATGATAGCCAGGATACTTATGCAGAAACAGCCATGAGATACTATGTAAATATAAACTGCATGGACGCAACCGATACTGACAGGAATTATCCTTTACTGTTCCTAGAAACTCCTGATGGTGAGCGTGGAGGCAGTATTAAATATGATGCAAGGTTCCAATATATATCTGAAATTTGCGAAGAAATATGTTTAGCTTCAGGTCTTGGCTGGGAAATAGTGCTAGACCCCACTAATAAAAAAATGGTATTTCAAACCATAGAAGGTCTTGATAGAAGTTGGGGAAATGGTGCAAATTCTGTTGTTTCTTTTTCACCTAAATTTGGAAATATTAGGCTCATATCCTATAGTGATTCAGTTATAAATAGTAAAAATGTTGCTTATGTTGCAGGCCAAGGCGATGCTAACGCAAGAGATGTTGACGAAGTTACTTACCTGGCTGCTGAATATACTGGTATGTCAAGACGTGAAATTTTAATTGATGCAAGAGACCAGGATGCAACCGATAAAATGTTGCAGCGTGGTAATGAAAGACTTGCTGAACTAGGTGAGGAAAAAGTAATTGAAATGGAAAATTTGTCTACCGGCCCGTTTAACTATGGGGAAGATTTCTATTTAGGAGATATTATAACAGTTGATTATCCCGATATTGTAAGTGCTGACCTTCGGGTAATAGAGTCAACAATTGAGATCACAACAAAAGATTTAATACAAAATAAACTGGTATTCGGTAAGCAATATCCTGACTTGATTAATATAAATGAATATAAAAATAAAAACTTTTTAACTGAAGTGAGGCGATAATAATGGCAGAATATTCAAGATTTTTCGGAGGCCCTGTTGGCAGTGTACCCGAATATACGCAACCGCAATTTGCAGAAGTTTTATCAAAGATATTCTCAAACGGTGTATTTACAGGGGTTCTAAATGATTTAGAAGTTGTAGAAACTGACCCTGTTGCTTTAGCTGTTAGAGTAAATACAGGTGAAGCTTGGATAAATGGTTTCTGGTATCAAAATACAGCATACCTAACAAAGTCTTTAGCTGCTGCCGATCCTGACAATGATAGAATTGATAGAATAGTTTTAAGGCTTGATACGGTTACTAATTTTAAAATATCTGTTGAGGTACTGACAGGAACTCCGGCAGGAAGTCCGGCTGCTCCAGATTTAACACAAACTGCGTCCATTTATGAAATATCACTTGCACAGGTATTAGTCGAGGCAACTGTAACAAGTGTTGCCGATGCAAAAATAACCGATGAGCGAACCTATGCAGGGATTAGTAATGCTCCGGTAACTTTGACAAATATAGCTACACTAACCAATAAGACTTTAACCTCACCTGTAATTAATCCAGTGGCAAAACTGGTTCAGACAGTAACTGCATTAACTCCGGCAGGTGCAGGAACTTCAACTTGTAATTTATCTTTAGGCAATATATTTACTTTAACAATGCCAGCCGATACTCAGACATTGGCAATATCCAACGCAACTACCGGACAAGTCTTTGTAGTCAATGTAAATAATGTAACCTCACAGGGAGCATTAACCTGGTTTACTACTATTAGGTGGGCTGACGGAACTGCACCGACACTTACTGGAACAAACGGTAAAAGAGATACTTTTGTATTTATTGTTACAGGTGCAGGCACTTATGATGGTTATATTGTAGGACAAAATTTATAAGGAGATATTATGACAATACCAGCATATTTACCACAAAAAGCAAATGTTAAAGCCTATTATGCGCTTGAAGATGTTAATGATGGCAGTGGTAATGGTTTTAATTTAACTAATGATTCTTCGGTAACTTTTACTGCTGCTAAAGTTTTAAATGGTGCTAATTTAGGTGCAACAAATTCTACAAAAAGTTTATATATCCTCAATAATCTTGGAATAACTGGAGGAGCAATAACAATATCATTATGGGTAAAATTACTTGCTGAAATAGGTACAGGTGTTTGGACTTTTGCCATGCAGGCAGATGTAACGAATGATATCTATTATACAATTTTCTATGATTATAACGGGGGAACTCGTAGATTATGGATCAGACGTAGCAAATATGGTGGGGCTGATACAAGTATATATTATACAGTAACTCTTGGCACAGCTAATTTTTATAACATTATTCTCACTTATGATACTGCCAATATAAATTGTTATTTAAACGGTTCTCTTGTAGCGGGACCTTCCGCAGCTTCCGGTAATGGTTCGGGTTGTTTAGATATGTTCCGTATAGGTGCAGATATAGCAGGCGCAAACCTTGCTTCAGCACTGATAGATGAAACTATTGTATGGAACGTAGCATTATCACTACCAGAAGTGACAAAAGTTTATAGTATGAGAGCACCTGGTGCAGCATTTTTATTAAATTTAGTATAAAAAAATAACTATCTTAAACACATCGAATTTATACCTCCTTATTTTCGGAGGTATTTTTATTTAACAGGAGGATTAAATGAAAAACCAAATACCTAATGGAAATTTTGAAGCTATGATAGCAGCTAAAAAACTTGACCTAATTAAAGATGAAAGTACAAAAAGAATAATTGAATACATAGATTTGGTTTTTCTGGAAAATAAAATGCTTGTCAATAACACAGCTACAGAACTTGCTAATGCAAGATCAATTATGGATGTACCTATAATAAAAGATATCAATGACTTAAAAAGATGTGTCTATGGTGATGATGCAGACGTAGATGAAAAAACAGGGATACTTAATAAGGTAAATAAGATGTTTCGCGATTGGACTTTTTCAAAAAGAATGATTGCCTTGATATGGACCGTATTTGGAGTTTCCATAGTAGGGATAATTATTACAGTGGTTACAATGTTTATCAAATTAGTTGAAAGAGGTTTTTAATGAAAGACATAACACTTAAAGATGTTAAGGAAACTCTATATGGCTGCAAAGAAAAAGAAATTATTGGCTTAGTCAGTATTGTAGATAAACACGATAATATAATTATGTTTTCAAAAGGTGCAATAAAAGCATTACTTTGGATTTTAGGATTCAGTATTCCAATTTTTAGCGGTCTATTAATATACCTTATAACTAAAAATTCAGACTTAATAAGAGATATTGCAATACTTACAGGAAAATTAACAGTACATATGGGAGGATTGTAATGCCTGGACTTTGTTATCTTGGAACAATAGATCCTTCAAATATAGAACATAGAAATATTATTGTAGATATATTTGGCAAGGCTCAGCACAGGATATTTGTTGATGCTTACGATATATCGCAGAAGCCAATTAATGAAACATGGCCCAACTTTGTAAATCATATTTGGCGTAATTGCCCTGACGGTATGAGATTTTGGGAAAATGATGAAGGCCAGGATCATCACTTATTAGGTGTACTTGGTGAAGGCAGTATTTATAATCAACTGCTTGCTTGTAAATCTATGGGTGCAATCCCCATAATTTGTATAGGCCATTCTGAAGAAAAATCTTCTTGGCTATCTCCAGGCAATAATAACTTACTCAATCATTTAGATTTTCTTGAAACCTTTTGCAAATATACTGCTATTTGGCTACGGGAAAAAATAGGATTTATGCAGGCCCACCTTGAAATATGGAATGAACCACAAAAGTTTATGACAGCTGCCACTTATGCAAAAGTAGTTATGGCAATGGCTAAAGGTTTTCTGCAGTATCCTAATTTTAAAATACATTTTGGTTCTAATGATATAAATATAGATGTAAATAGTTATCTTCCAATGTTCCTTCAAAAGGATATTAAAGGCAAATATATTTACCAAGAATTGTTAACTTTGATGAAGGGTAATTATTATTCTACCCATGAACTCTGGAGCTGGCAGCATGGTCAGGGTTATATCGGTAAAATGGTTAAACTTCTTGAAGGTACCGGAATTAAATTATCTGTTACCGAATGCTCACCAACAGGGGACTGGGGACGGTATGGAATAATTGATAAGGAACACCCCATTGCTGACTATGGCAAGCTATTTAACGATTTAAGAGATTACCACATAGAGATCTATTGTATTTTATTTATTATCAGACGAGATTTTTTTGGTGATGTATTTGACGAGATAAAAGTATTTACAAGGGAAGGCAGGCCCGACATACACAATGAGCAATACCCAAATGGGATACCGCCTGGAGGTTGGTTGCCTAATGGTTACAATGCCAAAAAGCATGAAGCCTTGAGAAAATTTAATCAGACATATTATAAAAAGCAATTATTATTGGAGGAAGAAGATATGGAGTTTTTCAAGAATACAACTGAACTAAAAAAAGGTTCAAAAGGCATGGATGTAAAATTACTTCAGAAGGTAGCAAATAAAGCATTATCATTGGCAACACCATTAGGTATTGATGGTAATTGGGGACCACTAACCGATACTGCAATCAAAGAACTAAATAAATATTATGATTTTATAATCAAGCCTGAAGTCATAGATTGGAAAAGATTTATGTTTTATGTAGGAGCATATCCAGAAATATTAGACCAAATACAATGCAGTTATTATAAAGGTGAAAGATGAAACCTAATTATATAATAGATGCAGATTGGCAATTAATGAATCAGATCTTGATTGCTGATCCAGAGGAAGTTTATCTTGTGGCCGGGATAGGATGGCATGAGACTCGTTTTGGCACTATCGGGGCAGGTAAAATTGGTTATCATTTAGGGTTTGGTTACTGGTCCGGTTCACCATATTTAGAGAAGTATAAAGGTCTTGAAAACCAATTAAAAGGGGCACATAAAATGATAGTCGCTAACTTTAAATTTCCTGTTACCCTGGAGTCTGTAACCGATTTTGCATTTAACCATTGGAAATCTTCAGTCCCCACTGCATGGGCCAAGAGCGTTTATAATAAATTTATGGAGATAACAAGAATGAATTACAACGATCATTTAACACGCAATTTAATATTTGGTGAATCATGGAGCACCAAAGTAATTGCAGGGATTCAGTTCAGAAGAAGGGTTGCTCCTTCAGGAGAAAATCTTGAAGAAGTAAAAATTACTGCTGTAGAATACCAAAAGATCAGGGATAAGTTGAATGAGATCCACGGCACCAATAAAAAAATTGGCCCTCGAGATAAACTTGGCGAGATCATGCTTTATGTTAATAGCTTTTGGAGAGAACTGATATTTCAGGCATGGTTATTCATTCATAAGAAGTCCACTACATCAACCGGGGATCATCCATTCGGAAGGGCCATAGATCTAAGATGTCCTACAGGAATGACACCAGCAGATTTCCTAAAATTTATAACTGAAAAATGTAACACAAAATTTAACTGGTTTAAAGTTTATTCATGGGGAGTGCACTGCAGTAGAAGATGATACTTCGTATTTTCTTATACCTTCTATTATTTTTTATATTACAGCTAATAGTATATGGAACTTTATTTACAATTAATTATTTCATGTGCAAAAAAGGAAAATGGAAAGCTTATTATTAATGAATCGAGGTGAAATTATGTTATTAATATTAAAACCTTTAATTGTAGGGCTAATAGTTATACTGTTTTTACTAATATTTAATTTGGTATTGGCAGTATCTATAGCTCTAAAATTTGGTAAATTTGACTGGGCTAAATTCCTAGATTATATGAAATCTGGATTGTTGCCTTATATACTCATCTGGGTATTTCTGGCAGCGGTGGGAGTAGGCATACCTTACCTGGTTAAATTCTTAGGATACGATATCGGACTGGCTACAATAATACCTATAGACAGTATTATAGGTATAGTATGGCTCACTATTGTGGGTAAGGCTGTGGCTGATATTTACAAAAGTTTTAAAGATTTAGAGATAGAGATAAAAAACGGTCAAAGCATTTAACTTTACACCTCGCAGGGCTGTTGCTTTTAATTAAGTGGCAGCCCTTATTTTTATTTTATTCATTAATTTGTAAATCTTCCCATTTATACGTATCTTCTCCAGTAGAAATAATTATAACACTATAAGTTATTCTAATCATTGCTCCAAAACTATTTTCACTATCAACATAAGCATTAACCCGATATTTGTCTGTAGCCAGTTTTGTTACACTTACGCCATCGCTAGTAAAATAGGGAAATTTAGCAGTTGACGGTGCTTTTAATTGTCTTTCAACAGCGGTTTGAGAACGCACAAAAGCTTCTATTTGTTTACTCTGTTCGCTTTCGGTTGTTGGAGTTGATGAACTTGAACCAAAACAACAACCAGTAAATATAAAACTAAAAACCAATACAATCAATAATATAGGTATCAAATATTTAATCTTCATAAATAATCCTTTCCTATAAGTTTTTAGTAAATTGATTTAAAGTTTATCATGTTTTCTATTATAATAGTAAAGAAAATCTACTACGCTGTTAAGCGGTTTCTTCAGTATCGTCTTTTGTTGCTTTTTTGGGCTTCTCTTTTTTTACTGGCGGAGTAGGGGAGTCCTTACTATATTTCTTTGATTCTTTTTCGCAGTGATCCAGAAATTCTCTGTTACTGTCTAAAAATTCAAGCATACGTCTTAAACGGTATTCATAAAAGTATTCTGGTTCTAAATGAAAGTAATCTGCTATTTTCTTAATTATTTCATCACTGGGAGCATTTTTTGTTCTTCTATTTATCATATGATAAACATAACTATTGGCAATACCCAAACCCAATGACAGCCTGTCATAAGACAAATCAGCCTGAACTCTTAAAGTGTCAAGAGCATCTCCAAAATCTTTATATGTCTTTTTCATTTTTCCTCCTAATTAATCTCACTAATAACACTATCAACAATTACAACGATGATGAGTATAGCATAAAAACAATTATTTTTGTAAAAAATTATAAAAATACTTGACAAGGGGATTATATTCACTATAATTACAGGCATAGATTACATTTTGTTATCAAGGATAGATAGTTTATATAGTAGACATAATATATATTGGAATCATAGATAGTACTATATAACCTATCATGTATAGGGGATATAGTGAACAAATTAAAAGAAAAAATAAGAGAACAGGGCAGAACCCAAAGGTGGATTTGCCAAAAATTAGGAATAACAGAAGCTACACTCTCCAGATATATCTCAGGAAAACACAAACCCAATTATAAAATTGCTCAAAAACTTTCCGAATTACTTTGTTGCAAAACAGAAGATATTTTTTTAACATAAATACTATATTCAGTATCTATTGAGGTATGCATAGTGTATAGGAAATTTTATAACTTAAATGAACTCAAAAAAATAATCCAAAAATTGCTAAACGATGGTAGAAAAAAAATGGATTTGGAAGATTTACTTTTTGAAATAGGTTATGACCCACTAGATGCAAATGAGTTTCATATCAAGAATATCAAGCATCGGATCAGATACGAAAGAGAGAAATAATGTTTTTACTTTATATAGCAGTTTCAATAATTTGCAATTATATATCAAGGACTGATTTTAAAGTACTTTAAAGTTTTAAAACACTATGAAGAATACATTTGTAGACAAGAGCATTAAATATTACAGGAAGAAGCTAAAAATCAAGCAATCGATTTTAGCACAGAAATTGGGGATTACTTCAACTGATATGTCATTTATAGAAAATAAGAAATTATATCCACCTACCCAGGTAGCAGAACAAATAGCAGATATCCTGGAAATACCGATAGGCAAAATTTATTCAGAAGAAGAATTAAATTTAATTATATTCAGGAGCAATTAAATGTATCAGGTTCAATGCCGTAAAGACATAGACAACTTTTTCGCAAAAGAAGAAAGGAAAGGGAGGTCTATTGAAACACTAGCTAAACAAGTTAATGGGAAAAACAAGAATACTACCAATGGGAGTGGCAGCCGCCGCTCCCAAAAAGGCAAGAAATGAAAAAAATTTGGCAAATAATTAAAAAATTTATAAGTGAATGCTTAAACGAAATATACCAGATTCAGCAGGAGGATTTATTTTTACATCATTGGAAGGATAAGAAATGACATTCTGGCAAAAAATTAAATTCTTTTTCGGGTTCTGCCCAGTATGTAACAGTCGATTAATGACTTGGACATTTGGGGTTTATAAATGTGTGTGCGGTAAAACTTATTATAGTTAAGTGAGGTAATAAAGAATGAGTGATACGGTTTTATTTAAAGCTGATGAAGTTGACAATCTGTCAAATGAAAATGGTTTAGAGCGTTATGGTGAAGTTAAGACCCATCGTTTTTTCATGGCTCTTAGAAGTTCTTTAATAATGATTGACAGACGTGATGGAATTTTAGGCAACGAACCGCTTATAAACAATTCCATTAAAGTTTGCGATATGGGGGTTAATGTATCTGTGGACATCCATGCTCGTAATTTAAGGCAGCAGAGAATAATTGATAAACCAACAAAAGAGATTGCCTAGAAATGATAAAAGTAAAAGAAAAAAAACAAAAAGAAATTTTAGAAAAGATAGGCAAAATCATAATAGACACTGCACTGGCAAATATTGATGCAGATATCGATAGCCTGGACACAGAAGACAAGCAACTTGGCAATGATGCAGAAGATCTAAAGGATGGTCCGGAAGAATTAATTAAAGAAGGCGAGTTATGAACCAAATAACAATGATAGGCAATATAACACGGGACCCTGAACTGCGCTACACTCCAAACGGAGCTCCTGTAGCTGAATTTGGGATTGCAGTAATTAAGACAAGAGACGGCCAAGGGGAGTTTGTATCAGATTTCTTCAATTGCAATGCATGGGGAAAGCAGGCTGAGAATATAGCGGAAAGCATTAAAACAGGCAATAGGGTAATTATCATCGGAAAACTCTATGTCGAAAAATGGGAAGACAAAAAAAACGGAGAAAAGAAACAGGCTGTAAAAATAAGGGTGGATAACCTGGGCGCAGAACTTACTTATGCAACATGCAAAATTATAAAGAATTTAAATAATGATAAAAACCCACAAGGGTAAAGGCAGCACTCTATTTATAAACGAGTAAAGAGAAGGAAAATATCTAAGTAAATACTTCCCGGAGTGCTGCCAGAGTAAAACTAAAATGACCGAACAAGAATTAAACATAATAGTAAAACTCAAGAACCATCACAGGGGCAAAGAGCGAGCCATACACTTTAAGGAGCTTGCCATCAACCTCAGATTAAATGACCGTGAATTAAGGGATACTATTGCAAACCTCATTACTGATCATCAAATACCCATCGGATCTAGCCAGGAAGGGTACTTTTATATAACCAACGATGATGATTACCAGCTGGCCCACTCAGAACTTATATCCCGGATAAAGAAACTGGCCAGACGGGCAAAAGGGATGCGCCTGGGATATGCAAAATCAAAGCAATATGAAGAACCGAAACAGCTGGTGATGTTATGAAAACAGGTTATATAGTAAAAAGCAACCGGCTCGGCTCAAAGAACTGGAAACCAAATGAAATAAAGTTCATGCATGATAATTGGGGATATATGTCTGTTAGGGGAATTGCAAAACATATAAAAAGAACTCCAATAGCGGTAACGGTTAAAGCTAAAAGAGTTGGCTTAAAAGGTGCCTATTGTTCCGGATCAACATTATCTGCCAGAAAAGTTTCCAATTTGCTGAAAGTTGATATTCATACAGTTACAGATTATTGGGCTGCCAAGTGCGGCTTAAAATACAAAAAAACAGTAATGAAATTTAAGAGAAAAATGTTCCTTATTGAATATGAGGATTTAATCGAATGGTTAAGGAAAAATTGCGATAAATGGGATAGCAGAAAAATTCAAAAGTACATGCTAGGTTTTGAGCCTGAATGGTTAAGAGATAAAAGGATCCTGGATAGTTTTAAACCTAAAAGGAAAAATTGTAAATACAACAGATTAGAAGATCAGCGGCTTTTAATGCTTTTTTATAAGGAAGGGAAATCTTATAGAGAAATATCTGAAGTTATGGACCGTTCCATAGACAGCGTTGAAAGAAGGCTATCCAGGATAAGGTCATATAAAAGAGTTAGGATATTGGAGGCAGTTTAAATGGAAACAAATATTTTAGATAAAGAAGAGTCGGGAGGATATTCAATTTCAATAGGTTATGGCTTTGAGCGCCGGTATTGCAGACTCTGCAATAGATATAACCCTGTAACCGGGTACTGTCCAGCACTAAAGAAAGTAGTCAATTATCCGAATGAACCGCAATGCAGCTGGTTTATAAGAATAGCAAAGGAGAAACAATGAAAAAAATAATTATAATTTCAATTCTTCTTATACTCCTGGCGATTCTGGCAGTATCTTTTGGGGTTCGGGAGTGGGTAAACCTCGGTAAGCAGCAGGCCCTAATAAATGAGATCGGACAGCAGCAGGAGAAATACCTAGCCAATATTGAAGAGTTTACAAAAAATTACAATGATTTATATACAGATTTTAATGATTTATATATGGATTATACGGATCTGAAAGCAAATCTAACAGCAAATAAATGGAGCAAGTTTACTGTTACCGGTTATTCCGCAGACGATCCGCAGCAGGGAACGACAAGTCTTATTTGTACCGGCTTTAATCTTGACAATCAGAACGTAAAAGATATTCCCATTATTGCCACGGACCCGTCAATAATTCCGCTTTACTCCATAGTTGAGATACAGGGCCTGGGAGCTTTTGTAAGCCTTGATACTGGGGGCAATATTAAGGGATCTAGAATTGATATATTGTTTGCAGATAAAAATGAAGCTATTAAATTCGGTAAACAAAACTTATTGGTAAGGATAATCAGGTGATTTTAGCAAAATTTTATTTGCAATATTTATTTATATTTTAGCATGGGCAGCAGTAATTTTTAACAGGAGAAGATATTAATGCCGGCAGGTAGAGTAATATTAAAATCAATTTCAGAAAGTCATAAGTTACCGAAATTAAAAACCGATGGCGCCAGGCTTTTATATACATGGCTATTGACGCACCTTGATATCAACGGATGCTTCTCAGGAGACCCTCAGGTAATTAAGGGGAGAGTACTTACCAGGTTAAATAAAAGCATTAAGACAGTAAATGAATATTTACTGGATTTGGAAACAAATAAATTAATAATCCGATATAGGGTTAACGGGGATATTTTTTTAAATGTACCTGACTTTGTTGAAAAACAACCATATTTGGACTCAAAAAAAGAGGGTAAATCTAATATTCCCTTACCAACTCCAGAGTTACTCCAGAGTTACTCCAGAGTTACTCCAGAGTTACTCCAGAGTAGTTCCAGACCAACTCCACCACAAGTAAAGGAAAGTAAAGTAAAGGAAAGTAAATATAGTGAAGACTCTGACGAGCTTCGCCT